TACCGGCAACAAAAAAAGAGCCACAATGGCTCCTACGAAAATTTTCTTTTTCATTTGGTCCCTCCTTCTTCACTTTCAGCCGAAAACATTTTATAGGTTCGATTTGATACACCCAACACACTACCTAAGAACGCGCCAAAACCAGTAATGATGACAACACAGATATCTGTGTACTGCCAATTGAGCGCTTTACCAACTAACCCCACGAAAGTAGCTAGTGCGGGAATAATTACCAGTGCGAACCATTTTAGTACTTCGAACGTTTTATTATTCATTTTCTTCTCTCCCTAAACAAAGTTTTGATTTGTTGCGTGTGTTCCGCCAATTTTTCTGCATGCTTATCTAATCTTTCATCGTGACTTTTCAGTTCTTCGTGTAGCGTAAGTCGATCATTTTTGCTGGCTTCTAAATCTTTTGTTAGCAAAGAAACAATCGCAGTAATTGATCCTGCGATTGTTCCCCATTCCCCTAAATTGATCATGTGACAACTCCTTTACCTAAAATAAAAAAAATACTCATCCGAGTACGCTTCGTCTATTCTGCTAATTCTGGCAAGTCCATATCGATAAGAACATCTTTTACTTGTTGCTGGATCACGCTTGGTATATCTCCAATTGTTTTCTTTCCTTTAATAATCAAAGTTGCATAAACTACTACCATCGTTTTGACCTCCTTTCTTAATAAATAAAAAGCAATCTTATCCCTCGTTTGATTGAGACAAGATTGCTTGGACTTCTTCTTTGTGCCTTTCAGGAACATCATCAATCGTTTTCAGCCCCTTGATAATTAAATCTGCGTAGATAGTACCCATTATTTTTTTTCACCTCCGATCACCGTTTCATACACTTCTGTCAAAGCTAACTGAGTATCAGTTAATTGTGTGCTATAGCTATTCGTCCGCTGTTCAAACACTGAATTTTGTTTTTCTAAAACAGCAAAAAGCGAAGCAAGATTATCTAATTTTTCTCGATCAAGTCCGTTGATGATTTCTTTCCATCGATTTTCTGATGGAATAAAGAATTGATCTTCCAATTTAATATCTTTTAGCGGTGCTACATCTGTAAATGGGACTTGGATAGGAAAATCATCTGATACCTCTAATTCTTTTCCACTAGTCCGACCATACTGCCATATTTTTTTCATTTTTATTTCTCCCCTACCCAATAATTACCGTGGAATGTAAACCATTCATTTGCAGCAAATTCGCTATTCGTAATAATTGTTCCTAAGTCTTTTCGCACGTACATCGCTTTTGATACACTACTTGTTCCTGACGGACCTGTAAGCATGCCATGAACAATTTTTGCGACAAATTCATCTGGTAAAACATCCTCGAGTGTTGTGCCGAATGGATATGTTTTTTTGAACTTTACTGTACCATTTACAATAACTTCTTTTCCGTGTTTAATAAATGTTGCATAGCCATCAATGAAGGATTTGCTGTTCGATGCATCTAGCGTGTATACAACATGTTCATTTTCACCAACTACACGATCACCAGCTATTTGAATACCATCAGAAAAATTCTTTACTCCAAGTGCGGTCTGCGGATCTGTAAGATTCATCACCTCACTAGACAAAGCAACTTTTTTCCAATTTCCCCATGCTGCGGGATTACCAGCAAACGTACGCATGTAAATAGAATTCTGAAATTCGTATTTTTGTATAGTGACTGCTTGTTCACTATAAACAGTTAGTAATCCATAAAGTTTGCCCGTGTATGGTGCATTAATTCCCGAAGAACCTGCACAATAATAAACACCACTTTCAGTGATATTATTCCAATCTTGAGTAGTTATCGTTGTATTTTTGAAAATCAAAGGACCTACTTCAACGCTTTCCTTATTTATAAAGTGTTGATCCGCTTCTGTAATCTTTTCGCTAAGTGCAGTCATATCGCCATTCAGAGTTGTAAGAGATTGGTTTGCTTCTCCGATTGACGTTTTAATTTTTTCAACTTCTGTATCAAACTCTTTTTTTGTCCCAGCCACTTTAGTATCAATTTCTGTCTTTGCATTAGAAACTATCTGCTCAATTTTATCAATGGTCTGACTGAACCCATTAAAATAGTAATCTTCTAGTTCTGGTGTACTATCATCAATTGGGCTCCGTTTAATAGAAAAAGTAAAACGACCAGCTGTATCTAGTGATCGATCATTGGGGAAATCAATATATACACTACCCTCGACTATTCCAACATAGCCTAAAAT